TCGGCCAGTGTCGTGGTCCCCGAAGACAGGCGTATCTTCTGGGCGTTGGCTTCCTTGACCGGGTCAACGTGGTCGAATCCATCCCACATCCAGTCATGCTCGACTTCGAGCGCATCATCATAGTCTTCGGGATAATACGCACGGTCAAGTTCCTCGAAGTCAGACAGCAAGTCATTGAGGACAAAATCGGCAATATCGGCCCGTTCATTCCGGATTGCGCGGAAATAAGTCTGGTGATCCAGGCGGCCGGAAGCGTAGTTGTAGCCGGAGGAATCGCCCATAGCTATATTCATGGACATGGACAGCGGTCGGGCTGCTTCCCGGATTTTGGTCTTGACGAACTCTGAATGGGTCGATGTGGGCTGCTCTGCCTTCAACTGAGAAGCTACCCATCCGGCCGGAAGAGCAATCCCCGCATTCCTGCACAGTTCTATCACCGTTCCCGGGGTCAGGGGGACGGGATTTTTGACGTCGTCGTCGTCTGCAGGGGCGTTGCTTGACAAAATGAAGCTGATCTCAGCCGCGACCTCGGCGGCCGCCAGGACGGCGGTCGTGAACCGGCGCAGATCGTTGAAGCCAGGAAGGGTGCTGGAAATTTCCGATAGCCCGCGGTGCTGCCCTGGACGCCAGATATTGGCGTAGTGGATGACGTTTTTGGCATTCACCATGTATGAATCGGCGGTTGTGATGCTCACGCCATGCGAGCCTGGATGAATCCGCCAGAATCGGTAGTTGGAAGGGTTGCCATATTCGTCATATTGGATTCCGTCGATTTCCTTCGGAACGCCGGACTCGTGATACTCGATCACCGTCGAAAGAGGCAAAGACCCGACCTGTTCGGCTTCGAAAACCTCGATGCCAATTTTGACGTGGCTTCGAATTTTGGGATTGTGATTCTTCTGTAGGAAGACCTCGCCATCGATCGCCTTTGAACGACGGGCAATCTTCAGGACTTTTGCCAGATGAATGGCGTTGGCCCATTTCCGCCACCGCGCTTCACGCCGGTTGAGGCGATTTTCCCATTCCACGACAACATCATCTGATTCGTTTTCGCACAGTGACAGCTGCAGGCGCGGTCCGGTCCCGATTGTGTCGTCGGCGAGCGTCTTGAGAATGCCGTCGCAGTAGCCGTTGTTCGCGGCTTCATATCTGGCTCGGGAGATAATTATGTGCCGGATTTCCGGCGTCAAAGCCGCATCGGCTGACAAGAAATCAGCGCCCTGCCAGTGCCTGGTTGCTTCGGCTTCCCGGCTGGCGGCATCAAACCGGCCACGAACCGGGATTATGAAACCGCCGGCTCCAGGTGATACTGGGCCGGATGGCTTCACTAGGGCGGTGGATTTTAACTTGGGTTTGGCTTTGGCTGTCATCGTTCAGGGCCCTGGGTCGAAATCCTGGCGATCTTCATTGCCGCGAAAGGATTTCGTGAGGCGCGCTTCCTGCCCAGGTACTCATCCGCGGCGATCATATCGGGAAGAGGTCGGTTCTTGACTCTTTCCCCGTCAAGTTCATATTCTTCGGCCTGTGTGGCCTTCTCGATGATTTTCTTTTCAAGGTCTGATGGTTCGGTGCTCATGGCATCCTCCGTGGGTTTTATGGATTATACGCAAGAGGGAAATGTCAACGCAACGGTGTGATGCGAGTGTGGGAGGGTGTTATCCTGCCAGCCGGGGCTATGTATCCAGTGGCGCCAAGGACTTTTTTGGATGGCAGGTAAGGAGCCACCTTGGATTTCACTTCGTCCTTCCCGCCAAGTTTACAGCCGCAGATGCTGGCCGCGACCATGCAACCGACTACACAGTCCAGCCAGTGATTTTCCCTTCCAGGATGCATTGTCCAGATGTCTACCCTGCGGCCACGGCCCGAGGTGGCGACGCTGTATTCACTTGAAAGATGTTGCGCAAACAGAAAATGCGTATCCGTGCTGCTGCCCCATATGGACAAGCTCCCGATGTCGCCCTGGACCGTCAACAGCCGCTCACGGTAAAATGTCTTCCAGTAATTGGCGTCATAAAGGACATATCGACCCGTTCGCTTGCGCGGGGCGCGCACGATATACCAGTTGATGCCGTGCTTTTCGCCGGGCCTCCTCTGGTACTCGGTCATTGGCTTCATTGATGCCGTGATACCGATGCCCTTGCTGGGCAGTAGCCGGCTGGCGTGGATGGACTCTTTGCACACGTTGTAGACGGTGTCGGTGGACAATCCCCAGCCGGAGTCAACCAAGCATCGGTCGATGTGCATGTCGGCGCCGTCTTCCCTTTGCCAGGTCTTGGCCAGGAAGGAGTCGGTCAGCTCCTTCAGTGCGGAATAGATCGCGCCCTCGAGGCCGGCTCCCGGGTAGAGATCAGGGTATGTCTTGACGACGTCATCAAGGCTGAAGGTCTTCCTGCCCTGATCGGGGAAAGTCCCATAGTCGATAACCCAGCCAGTGAAGTCGCTGGAAAAAGCACACACGCTGTAAAACAACACCTTTTTCTGGACGTCGACGAACATGACCAGATGCTCCGCCGCCAACGGCACGAGGTACCGAGGGCGGTTGTTCAGCCGGTCATAGACATGTTGTTCCGTGATCCGCTCCGCGTCGCCCAGATCAGGCGGCAGGGGCTCATTCTGGCATTCGGCGTAAAACGCATCACGATTTTCCAGGTACTTGGTCATCGCGTGCTGGATTGCGGACGCCTCATCTTCCTCGTAGTTCCCTTGCCATGAGACGACCGCGCCCTCGTCCATCGCCTCCTGGTTCGCAAGGTAAAATTCGGTCGCGTCTCGCCGTTCCCGGCCGGCCCGCTGGGATTCCTTGAGAATGTCGAAAAACTTCAGCCACAGGTCCATATTGGTGGGAAACTTCAAGACCATTTTCATCCGCTCGCCATTCCAGCGCGGATGCTTTTCCCGGTCCAGTATCTGGTCGGCCATGTCCCCAGGCTTGATAACCGTACACGGCATCACACCTGAGAGTTTCACACCAGGCCCGGGAAGGCCGAGGATGGCCTTTTCGAGTATTTCGAGCCGTTTGTTGTTCTGCTCCACCGTCGCGGCCGACTCATCCGTCTGCGGGTCATCGATCAGGACAAATTCCGGCCGAACACTGCTGCCGTCGCCAAGCGAGGCCTTGCGGCCACGAATCCGGCCGGTGATGCCGACCACCTGGATGGCGATACCGGACGCGGGCGAATCTTTGATACAGGGCAGGGAAATTTCCGCGTCCTTCCACTTGATCCTGGTCCGCTCGCCCTGGCAGGTCTGCCCGGAGGACCGGTTGACAATACCGTCCAGCCGGCGAACGGGGTAACACACTTCTGGAAAATCATCGCACAAGAGATCGTTGTTCTCAATCTCGAACTTGATCTCGGACAGCGATTTGGTCGCGGCGTCTTCCGTGGCGCCGATCAGCAGGATGTACTTGCGGTGCCCGTACAAGGCCGCCCAGATGGCCGACATCTCGCAGATCGTGGTCTTGCCGGACGCGCGGGGCATCGCCAAGGCAAACAGACCGCCGTGGAGCAGGGCTTTTTCGATTTTGGCGATCACCCGGAGGTGGTCCGGTCCCCAGCCGTGATAGAATTTCATCGGGAAATACGTCTCGAAAAATTTCCGCAGGTTGAGCCGGCACGCCTCCTTCCGCTTCTTGTCGGCTACCGGCGGCAGCGGCCCAATGTCCCGGCCGGACTGTGATGCCGCGGCGCTGCGCTTCCGGGCAGCTTCTTTGATTTCCTCATAGCTCCGCGGCGAGGTGTTCTGTTTTTTTTCTTTTTTTTCGGCACGCTCGTCGACCAGCCACGATACATAGCGGAGCATGCTTACCGTCTTGCCCTCTGGGTCTCCTGCGATCCGGTACCCTGCGCGTTGTAGGTGGCGACTGACCTGACGTTCGCCCATCACCTGACCAAGTGGAGTCGAATTCAGAATCCTGGTCGCGGCGGCCGGCGTCATTTTGTTCAGGTTAATCACTCATTTATCTCCCGTATTAGCCAGGCAGCATAATGGATCAGGTTGATTGTGCCGTCTTCATTCACAGGCGCGCCCTGGGCGATGTCGGCCTCGAGGGACTCCGCTGAAATGGTTGATGACCCGACTTTGGTCAACAGCTCAATCAGTTGCTCTTTGGTCAATGCTACTAGACTTATACGCTTCATCGCCATTCCTTGTCGAATGAAGTGATCCCGCTGTAAAACTCGAAGTAAAAATCAGCCAGCTCTTTACAGATTGTGACAACGGTCTGCTCCGTCCGTGGGTTTGTGTTGATGTTGGCGCTGGATTCAATGGCAAACGCGAACTTTTCGCCGTAGCCGGCCATGACTTTGCTGTGGTTCCGAAACACAGCCACCCGGCCGCCTGAATCCCGGCAGACCTCACAAATCTCGGCGTATTCCTCTGGGTATGAGCCAGGGAAAATTTCCCCGACATAAAAATTCAGCTCGCCAATGCGGCCCAGCACGACCTGCCGGTGGAACTCCTCAATGTCGAGTTTGGCCATGCACCAGGTTGAACACAGCAGCCGGTGGACCCTCTGCATCCGGAGAATCCACATCAGGAAGCTGAAGCTGTCGATGTCCCCGCCGCTGATGACGTGATAGCTTGCGCCCATTTCCACATCCAGGGGCAGGATGTCTTCCAGCATCCGTTCGCTGTTCAGCCGGTGAAACAGGTGCTGGTTGTTGATCTTGACGACCTTGGCCGTGATCTTCTGCTCGGTGTCTTCGATTTGATTGATCAGCTCGGGCAGGGTGAATTCAGCCTGGAATTCATCTTCCATCTTCATCCCTCCGCCGGCGTGAGCCGGTCCCAGGCGCAGCCTTCGCCGTGACGGAATTCCGCGTACCGCTTCCGGATCACATCGACGTACCGTTCGTCGAGCTCCATCAAAAAGGCCACACGGTTTGTCTGTTCGGCGGCGATCAAAGTCGAGCCGCTGCCGCCGAAGGTGTCCAGGATGATTTCCTCGCGGTGACAAGAATGCTTCAGCAGTCGGATCAGGAGCTCGACTGGCTTCATGGTCGGGTGGACATCATTCCGTTGTGGCTTTGGGCATTCAATCACCGTAGTGGACTCTTCTTCGCACACGGCGTCGGCGGCGATGCTGTAGATGCGATTCCCTACCTTCAGCTGCCACCGGCCGTCCTCCCGTTTCACGAAGGGCTGGTCTGGGACGTCGATCACCGTCGATTGCTTCCGGTCGCTGAACCATCGGTGCGGTGCGCCGTCACGCCAACCGTAAATGATGGGCTCGTGCGCCCACTGGAAGTCCTGGCGCCCCAGGACAAAACCGTTTTTGACCCACACGAGGATTTGCCGCATGGCCATCCCGGCCGCCGTCAAGGAATTCAGAAAAGAATTTGCGGCATTGGTCGAATGGAAGATGTAAAAACTCGCACCGGGCTTCAGTGCGTAGTACACCAGGCTGAAGGCGCGCAACAGGAACGCGTCAAAATCCGGGATGCTCATGTTGTCGTTTTTGATCGTCAGACCGTTCGATCCTTCATAGGCCACATTGTAGGGCGGGTCGGTCAGCCACAGGTCGGCGAGCCGGCCGTCCAGGAGCCGGATCAGATCATTCTTGTCAGTGGCGTCCCCGCACATGACGCGATGCCGACCGAGGATGTACACTTCGCCTCTCTTGCTGATGGGCTCGACGCCCGTCTCGGGTACCGCGTCCGGGTCGGTCTTGCCTTGCCGGACTGGGTCCTTCTCACCGAGTATCTGCGCCAGTTCCAATTCGCTGAAGCCGAACTCATCAATGGAAAAGTTCAGTTCGCCCAGGTCCTCGACTTCAAGGCCCAACAGCTCCAGGTCCCATCGGGACAGCTCGCTGGTGCGGTTGTCAACCAGTCGCAAAGCCTTGGTCTGCTCTGGGGTCAGGTCTGCGGCGATGTGAACCGGCACGGTTTTTAGACCGAGTTTTTGAGCCGCTTTTAGACGGGTGTGTCCACAAATAATTGTGTGGTTTTTGTCAACGATTATCGGCGATCGAAATCCAAATTCCTGGATGCTTTTTGCGACTGGTCCGACGGCCTCGTCGTTGATGCGAGGATTCTTTTCATAGGGCTTAATGTCGGCCGGCGACATTTGCACGATTGTCAACTTTTCAGTTTTCATACTATCTTTTTTTTAGCATAAAATTATCAGGTGTCGGCGATTCCTCCCGGGAGACGCCGCCGAAAAGAAAGTCTGTGTACCCTCGGAGT